GGTTTCTCCTTTGGTTAACGGGCAATCAGACGGGCAACTTGGGCGGGCTTCCAGTCCGTATTTCCACGGGCAGTCTGGATGCCACGGGCAGACAGGGCGCTGGCAATGTCGCGCAGGGTGGCAGCACCGGCTGCCTGGATGCTGACAATGATGGGCTGGACACGGGAGGCAAAGGCATCAGCACGGGCCTGGATGCGCTCTATGCCAGCCTCGCTGCCCTTGGTAGGGGCAGGGCTACCCAGGCGCACGCCACGAGCCTTAGCGGCCTGCAAAGCGGCCTTGGTGCGCTCGGAGATCTTGCGGGCCTCCCACTCTGCGAACACGGCAGACATCTGCAGGAAGGTGCGGTCAGCCTCGGGCATATCGGCGCAGACGAACGGCACGCCAGACTCCAGCAGGCCGCTGATGAAGTGGACGTTGCGGGCAAGGCGGTCTAGCTTGGCGATGACCAGGACGGCCTTGGCTTTCTTGGCTGCGGCCAAAGCCAGGGCAAGCTGCTCACGGTCATTCTTGCGGCCAGATTCAACCTCGGTGAACTCGGCCACCAGCTCGGCAGCGCCGATGTGCTGGGTGACGGCGGTGCGCTGGGCTTCCAGGCCAAGGCCGCTTTGGCCCTGGCGGTCTGTGGAGACACGGTAGTAGGCGACAAAGCGGGTCATGTCAGGCCTCCGCTTTCGACAGTGCAGCAAGGATCTTCTTGCCGAGGCGGCCATAGGGGCTGACGCTGGTTGATTTATGGATCATCGTCGGACGCACCGACCAGCGATCTGCAACGCTGGGCACCTCCCACTCAACCCAGATGCTAGTTTCGGCGGGGTAGGTGTACCCGCCAGCGTCGGTGAAAGCGTCACGGATGGTGACCGTGTAATGCTTGCCGTTGAGGGCGACGAACTTGGTGGTCTTGTTCTGCATGGTCGTCACCTCAAGCGGAAGTCAGCGCGCTGATGGCGGCACGCTTGGTGGCAAAGGGGGCATAGAACTCATTGCCATGACCGTAGACACGGGTCAGCGTCCAACCTTCGTTGGTCTTGGCGATGCTGTACTGAACGAGGCGGCCAGAGATCCAACCAGTGAAGTGGTAGATGCCAGCGCAGGTGCGGGTGATGGTGGGCTTGTTCATCGTCTCTCCTTGTGAGCTTTATCTGCTCGGTTGCGATGGGTGAACTGTAGCACAAGCGATATCGGTTGCAACAGGCAAGACCAAGAAAAACACTAGGACAAACCCTAATGCCCAGCCTACCCCTGGATGCGTGTAGACTCGGGCGCTATCGCCACGATACCGAGCAGGCCCATGCAACAGAAGAGAATCCCATTCCTGGTGAGGCTGCACCCTGACAGCAGGGAGCTGCTGACCAAGGCCACCGCAGACCAGCGCCGCAGCATCAGCGCCATCATCGACCAGTGTGTGCGTGACCAGCTCCAACCCCGCTACGGCGGCCTGGAACCCCGCCTGCAGCGGTTCCTCATGGGGGTGAAGCAGTGACCATGCAGGAAGCCATCAAGGTGCTGGACATTGCTCGCGAGGGCCAGCCCATCCCGGTAGAGCTGATCCAGCTTGCGCTGTCCATCACTGACCAGCAGCCAGCCCCGGAGAAGGCCGAGCGGTACGAGGCTTTCTTGGCGGCTCTGCGAAAGGCAGGCCTGCTGTGATGGAGCTGCAGTTCACTGTGCCTGGAGAGCCGCGAGGCAAGGGCCGCCCGCGGTTCACTCGCCGCGGCTTTGCCTACACAGACACGGCCACCAGGGACTACGAAACCCTGATCGCCTGCCGTGCGTCTGAGGCCATGCCGTGCGCCCCGGTGGAGACCCCGGTCAGCGTGCGGGTGGACATCTACAAGGGCGTGCCCAAGAGCTGGTCTATGGCCAAGCGCAGGCGTGCCCTGGATGGCCAGGAGATCCCAGGCAAGCCCGACCTGGACAACGTGGCCAAGGGTGTACTGGATGCCATGAATGGGGTGGCCTATGTGGATGACACCCAAGTGATCAGGCTGCTGGTGCAGAAGCAATACAGCCTGGAGCCCAGGCTGGTGGTGACAGTGAAGGAGATGCTGGAATGAGTTTCGTGCTTGGCATCATCATTGGCTTGGCGCTGTCGGTTGCCTTGCTGTTCCTGGCCATTGCCCTGGCCGCCATGATCTGGGGGGATGATGCGAAAGAGGAGTAGCTACCGCCCCAAGGGCGTGATCATGGACACCATGCGCCATGTGCTCGGGGGCTTTACGCCTGTGCGAGAGCATGGCAAGGCCACCACGCTCAAGATCAAGAACCACAACGCCCTGGCCAACATGACCCAGGGCAGCGGCAGCCGGGATGACATCGACATCCTGATCGCCTGCATGAACGTGGCCGAGGCGCTGGCCATCACTGCAGAGCTGGGTGACGGCTACCGAGCCGAGATCACAGCCGCCCAGGACGCACTGCTGGCCATGAGCAGACGGGGCCTGGAGCGAGACCGCTTTCTGTTCACGGGGCTGGAGCTCACAGCCATGAACCTGGGCATGGAGGTGCATGACGCGCAGTTAGATGCCTGCACGGTGGGCGAGCTGGAGAAGGCCTTGGACTTTGTGGCCAGGGAAATCAAAGCCAAGCGAGCGAGGGCCATTGCATGACAGGTTTCGCATCACCCTATTACGGCAAGCTGCAGACAGCCTCGCTGCCCAGCGAGGTCAAGCGCATCTGGTACAGCCGGGATGAGGAGCTGCCAGAGCTGCCCTCATGGCGCTGGTCATTTGAGATGCAGGATGACCTTGAGCAGGTAGAACAGCGTGAGCTGGTTATCAAGTTGCTGGAGACCATCTGCTTCACCGACCGGGAAGACCTTGTAGTGCGCCTGATGGTGATGGACGGATATACCTTGGAAGAGGTCGGGGAGGAGCTTGGCTGTACAAAAGAGCGGGTTCGGCAGATCTACATGAAGGCCATGCGCAAGGCCAGAACCCGGCAGAAGTCAGTCACTGGGGCCGAGCTGTTGTGGCACATGGATTGCGAGGTGACCACTTGGCAGCACTACAGTTGGCAGCAGCGGCAGGCCAGACGAGAGGCAAAAGCATGAGCAAACTCAAAACCGCAACCATTCCTGACCACCACAAGGTACAGGCCAAGATCATCCTGGACGAAGCCATTGACGAGCAGCCAGACAGCGTGATTGTGCTGTGCTTCTGGAAGGACAAAGGGCAGTTCAAGATCAAGACATCTACAGTGCCAGATCGGCTCATGCTGATCGGCGCATTGGAGGAAGCCAAAGGCAAGATCATCACGGATGGTTACGCATGAGCCTGTCACCGCATCAGGTCTTCATGCTGCGACACTTCGCCATGGGTTGGAAGTTCAAGCTGGACAACAAGGTCAATGGCAGTTGGACAACGTACTGGTCACTGCGCCGCCGTGGGCTGGTGGAGGCTGGCAGTGTAGTCACCGAGCAGGGCCGCAAAGTGCTGGCTAAGGAGATGCGTTTGCAAGCCAAGCGGGAGGCCGGGAAGTGAAGCGCCCATTCAAGCCTTGGTATCCAAAGCACAAGGGGCCACTTCCCGATCGCAGGGTGCTGGAGATGGCTGCTGCCAGGGAGTTGCTCACCACCTGGGAGGCAGACCAGAACAAGGCGGCCATCGACAAGATGCTGGCCAGGATGGACAAGGTCTACGGGGAAGGTGCCGAGCAGCGCATCCGGCACTACATGAGAGAGATCCGCAGGAATGAGCGCATTGCCTGAAAACATCATCCCCTTTGAGCTGCCAAAGCGCAGGCCCAGGGTAGTGCAGCGTGAGGCAGAGCCAGACCAGCGCAAGGTCTGCGTGCTGCCCATCCGCGCCCTGACCGACCCAGCCGTCAGCGACGGGATGCTGCGCGCCCTTGCCCTGCTGTGCAGCTACTGCAACCGGGCAGGGCTGACCTGGGTGAGCCAAAAGCGCATGGCAGCGGACGGCAAGGTGACCCAGCAGGCCATCTCCAAGAACCTGACCAAGCTGCAGGCAGCCGGGTACGTCCAGGTGGTCAAGAAGGGCTGGCGAGGCGAGCGAGCCACCACATGGCGCGTGATCTTCGACCCCAGCATCGACCCCGAGACAGCCATTGCCATCACCTCAGCACAGGAGCCCACAAGGCCACCATCCATGCAAGACGACACGCCAGACCCAGAAGGCCAGCGCAGGATCGCCCAGCTCATCAGCCAAGCCCTCAGACAACCAACCAAGGAGAAGCGAACCATGCCCCAAGAAGGACAGACCAGGACGGTCAAAGCCATCAAAGAAGCCAACCAAAAGGCGCTCAAGAAGCGCACTCATTCACAACCTCCAGAGGTTGTACATGAGACACCTGTGGATAAGCCTCTCATTCACAACCAATTCACAACCTCAGAGGTTGTACAGAACACAGAAAGAACACCTATAGATAGTAGTACTAGTATTAATAATATTAAGACAGTTCTAAACAACCAAGAATTGTTTGAATTGATTGAAACAGGTTTGACTGAAGTTGAAATTGCTGAAGACTTGGACATCCTGTTGCCGCTGTTCCAAGCCGAGGGACTGAGCCCGAGCAGTCGCGTGCTGGCCGACAGCATCCTGCAGATGCACAGGAATGCCAGATGAGCCGATGCCTCAGCAAGGCCCTTGGAAGGCCTCAGGAGACGCGAACAGGGGTGGGCCTAGACATGGGTAGCCACTCGGTGCTCCAGCGCCTTGTAGGGCTTGGGATCATGCGGTGTAACAGACCCCAACGAACGTTTGGGTTTGTGACAACCGGGTGGGGGGGTGTGGCGTGTCCTGAAGCAGGGGGAGGGGGTGGCGTGTCCCCAGGGAGCAGAAGGCCAGCCATATGCGCCCGCGCATCGCGCCTGCGATACCGCGCACGTTGCCGCGCGCGTGAAGGCACCCCTTGCCCCCCCGCCCTAGCCATGTACGAGTGGGGGCCATCCTCAATTTTTTCTCACTTTTTCGTTGACAATGCTTTTCACAAGGAGAATGTAAATGGCTACTAACTACGAACAGAAACCTGGGCAGGGCTCTGCCTTTTTGAACAAGGACAAGACGGAGGACTGGCACGCGCCGTTTCGCGGGAAGGTGATGCTGCCTGATGGGTCGCTGCATTACTTGGACATCTGGAACAAGAAGACGCAGGCGGGGGAGACCTGGGTATCGGTGAAGATTGGCAAGGCTATTGCGGCCAAGCCGATGGACTCGCACAACACGGCCAAGGGCAACGGCTACCAGCCGCAGCCTGCTGATGACTCTGACATTCCTTTTTAGGAGATCGACATGGACTTTTCATTTATCAAGCTGCCTCGCGGTGTTCAGATGCGAAAGCCGTATCAGGGCGAGATGGACTACTTCAGCAAGAACCCCAAGGTGGCTGGTATGGCGACTGAGGACGGAAAGGTGATTCTGAACCCGTATACGCAGCTCAAGCCCGATGAGTACCAATCGGTTGCGTACAACGAGGCTGCGCGTTTGTTGATTAAGAAGGAGCCGTCGCTTCGGCCCGACTTTGAGCTGACCCAGCAGCAGCAGTCTTTTCTGGACAGCAGCACCTACATGAACGCAAGTGATGAGGATCGCAAGGCGACCATCGCGGCGCGGCTGCTTTCTAACGACCCGTCTGCTGGGGCTGCCACTGCCGAGCAAACACTGTATGTGGAAACGCTCAAGCGACGACTGTTTGCTGGTGGTGAAGAGTGATGGCAAAGATCATTGAAGCTAAGTATTGGGATGACGAATGGGTGGCGGTGGGCTACCGGGTTGAGGCTGTTCAGGATGGCCTGCCTGATATCTGCTCTTGCGACCCCCGTGACTATGGGCAGGGACACATGAAAGCTGACCCTGAAGAACTGGCTGCGAATGCTAGGTTGATTGCTGCGGCACCCAGGATGGCATCTCTGCTGCGCCTGCTGCATTCTGAAATGTCGGCTGGCAAGCTCAGCCACTTGGATGATGAGTTCAGCGATGACTTGTTCGGTTTTGTCGAGGGTGCGCTTGATGACATCGGACTGATTGACCATGCCAGCTAAGAAGATGTCCGAGCAGATCCCCAGTCTGAAGAACTGGGGTGGCATCCGGTCTGTCCAGCGCAGACTGGAGCGCAGCAGCACGATCATGGCCAACAAGGAGGCGGTGGCCTATTCGCTGCTGTGCATGGCCAACACCAAGATCACCGACATCATGGAGTGGGATGAGTCTTGCAATGTGAGGGTCAAGCCCTCCAGCTCTATCCCTGACCATGCGCTGCAGTCGATCAAGAACATCCGGGTCAAGACGGACAAGGATGGCAACAGCACGCTGGAGCTGGAGCTGTACGACAAGGTGGGTGTGCTGCGCCTGCTGGCCAAGGCCAGTGGCCTGCTGGACAACCCTGATGACGGCAACGAGAAGCCCAGCGTGATTGATGTAAACGTGGTGGCTCCAAACCCGGAGGTGCGAGATGAGTGATGTCGAGACCCTACGCGCTGCTGCCGAGCGTATTGCAGCGCACAACGTGGCTCTTAGGAGTTTCCTGCTGCGCCTGCTAGACCCTGAAGACCTGGGTCACGCGGTGACCCCCGAGGTGCGCCAGAAGGCCAGCACCCTGCTGTCCATGCAGCACATCTGCCCGCCATGCAATGGCCACTGTCGGCAAGGCCGGGACTGTCCAAACAAATGAAGTACAAGTGCAAGTGCCACCCATTGAGCGCCTTTCACTGGCGTGATCCCTCCAGGCCCAGGCAGATTGACTGGTCTGATCTAAGGGCCTCCCAGGTGTCCTCGGTCAACTCCAGCGCGGTGGTCAATGCCAAGCGGGCAACCGGGGTGGATGTGGCCACGGTGCATGGCTTGTCAAACAAGCAGCATCCCATGAAGCTAGATGCAAAGCACTTCCATGTTTTTATGAAGGCAGTCGCCAATGGCAAGAACTAAAGAGCAGTCCGACAAAGCCGTGGCCGCCTCTGGCCTGCGCCTGGACTTCAGCAAGTCCCCGGTCATCTACGACTTCATCCAGAGCAATGCCTTCGTGCAAGGCCTCATGGGCCCGGTGGGCTCGGGCAAGTCCTACGGCTGCGCCTCCAAGATCTTCATCAAGGCTGTGCAGCAAAAGCCCAGCCCTGTAGACAACATCCGCTACACCCGCTGGGCAGTGGTGCGTAACAGCTACCCGATGCTGAAAACCACCACCATCAAGACATGGCTGGATCTGTTCCCCGAGTCCACCTTCGGCCCCATGCTGTGGACTCCCCCCATCACCCACCACATCCGGCTGCCTGCCCGCGATGGCGCTGCTGGCATTGACTGCGAGGTGATCTTCCTGGCCCTTGACCAGCCCAAGGACGTTCGTAAGCTCCTCTCGCTTGAGCTGACTGGTGCCTGGGTCAACGAGGCCCGCGAGCTGCCCAAGGCGGTCATAGACGGCCTCACGCACCGGGTCGGACGCTACCCGACCAAGCGTGATGGCGGCGCAACGTGGCACGGCATCTGGATGGACACCAACCCCATGGATGATGACCACTGGTGGCACAACATGGCTGAGAAAGAAAAGATGACCGGGCCCTATGCCTGGAAGTTCTGGAAGCAGCCCGGTGGCGTGATGGAGGTGGATGCGGACAATCTGCCCGAGAACCCCGAGGCCAACGATCATGTCTTCTCGGCTGGCAAGTGGTGGAAGGTCAACCCCAAGGCTGAGAACATCAACAACCTGCCGGGCGGCTACTACCCGCAGATGCTGCTGGGCAAGAACCTCGACTGGATTCGCTGCTACGCCGGGGGCTTGTACACCTACGTTCAGGAAGGCCGCCCCGTCTGGCCAGAGTACGAGGACAGCACCATGTCCGGCGACACCGAGGTAGACCCTGCCGTGCCCATCCAAGTCGGCCTGGACTTCGGCTTGACCCCTGCGGCCACCATCGGGCAGCGCCTAGCCAATGGCCGCTGGCTGATCCATAAGGAGATCGTCACCTTCGACATGGGCCTGGAGCGTTTCGGCATGGAGCTGCTGGCCCTGCTCAACCAGCACTATCCAAACCATCAGGTCATGCTCTGGGGCGACCCCGCTGGCATGGCCAGGGATGCAATCTACGAGGTCACCAGCTTCGACTTCCTGCGAACGCTGGGGCTACGGGCCCAGCCCACGGCAAGCAACGACTTCAAGGTGCGCCGGGAATCTGCGGCAGCACCCATGCAGCGCCTGATCCAAGGCAAGCCGGGGCTGATTGTGAACAGGGAATGCAAGCTCCTCCGCAAAGCCCTTGGCGGCGGCTACCATTTTAAGCGCGTTGCAGTCGGTGCGGGCCAGGAAAGATTCAGGGATGCCCCAAACAAGAACGAGCACTCGCACATCGGTGACTCATTCGGCTACCTGATGCTAGGTGGCGGTGAGTACAACCGCATGACCCGTACCCCCACCCTTGGCGGCAGACCCATGAATCAGACGGTCATCATGCAGCAGGACTTCGACATCTTCTCCAGCCGATAGCGCAGCGACATCACATGGCTTGTGTCCCTGCAAACCAACCCTAGAATCTGCACGCATGAGTATTGAGATTGATCTGGGGATCGTGCATCACTTCTCGGCGGGTATGTACGCCAAGCAGATGCACCTTCCTGCGGGTCACTATGCGGTTACGCACGCGCACGCATACGATCACTTGAGCATCCTGGCCAAGGGTCGCGTGATCGTGGAGATGGATGGCCACGAGTCCGAATATGTCGGCCCGGCCTGTCTCACGATCCATGCTGGCAAGCATCACCGCATAGCTGCTCTTGAAGACAGCGTCTGGTTCTGTGTCCATGCAACCGATGAGACAGATCCAGACAGGGTGGATGAAGTAACGATAAGGGGAAGATGATGCCGTGGATTGCAGCAGCCATTATTGCATCGGGTGTTTATTCGGGCGCTCAAGCCAGAAAGAGTCGCAGCGAGGCTGCGGCCCAGCAGCAACGGGCTCTAGAGCAGCAAGCCGCTGATGCCGCCAATATGCGCGAGCAGATAGCCCGGCAGACCGAAGCCTACAACGCGCAGGCGACCTCGCTGCAGCAGCAGGCAGAGACCGCCCGCCAGCAGTTTGAACTGTCGTCGCAGACCTACCGCGACAACAAGCTGGCCATGGAGAACAAGGCCAAGGAAGTCCAGGCCGCTGCTGACGAGGAACGTCGAAAGGCCGCGGCCTCCGAGGCTTCTGCCCTTCGCGCCCGCACCCGTGGCGGCCGTCGCTCTCTGCTCTCTGGTGAGCGCATGGATGCCGAGCTGGGTCTTGGCATGAACTTGGGCACGGGATCTGGGATGTTGCAGTAATGGCTACGTTCCCACGCACCCAGTTAAATCTGGCTCGACTTTCTCGGCGCACTAGTAGCGTCGAGAAGTTGGCTGATGCGTACAAGAAACAAGTCGCATCAATGACTGAGGATTACACCAAACAGTTCTCTGGCTATCAGCAAAAAGTGAAAGAAACGATGGCTCCATTTGAGGAAGCCTTCAACACTTACACGACAGTCAGCAAACCACAATATGAGGCAGATCTTGCCGCGTATAAAACGAAGCTAGATGCCTACAACGCAGCACTCTCCGCATACAAAGAGAACCCATACGGTCAAGTCAGGGCCAGCTACAACAACCGCCTGACGCAAAAGGTCGGTGGTCAGTTCTATCAGGGCGACTACGAAATCAACGGGATGAGGCTCAACGATTACCTAGCCTCTATCGGATCGCCAACTAGGTACACCATAGGACAGTACCGAAACGAAGGACTAAGCGGCCTAAACCCAGATGTCCAGTACCTTAAGCCTGCACCAGAAAAATTTAGTGATCAGGCTCCATCAGCGCCAGAAGTACCAACGGCCCCGCAAATTGAGGAATTTGACTCAAGCGAGTTTGAGACCAAGAAAGGGGCGCTTGAACAAACCTTCAAGCGCGAGGTGGGTGAGCGCCGCGCCGCACGCCTACAAGCCACTCGACGCACCGCTCGCACCATGTTGGGAGGGATCAAAGAATGAAGACCAAGGTCGAGAAAGTAATGCACGAATACAAGACCGGGACTCTCAGATCCGGCTCCGGCGACAAGGTCACCAACCGCAAGCAGGCCATCGCAATCGCGCTGTCTGAGCAGCGCCAAGCCCGCAGCAAGCGCAAGGGTGGTCTGATGAAGGAGGCCATGGCATGAAGATCGAAATCTCTATTGA